TAGTAGTGTTTTCATCAGACGTTAGACATTTTCATGATAATTGCCAACTCATCGTTCTCAATGTAGAAGTCTGTGGTTGGATCGTAGTAGGCGCCTTCTTTTGGATCGTAGTAAAGAACGCGGCCATCGTAGTTGAAAGGACCTTCCAAGCCCTTACGAGCTCCATACTTTTCACGCATATTGTCCACAGAATTCATAACACGATAGCCCATTGCCAACTCCTTGTTTCTAAGTATTAATTATAACACCAAAACCAATTTCAGTCAATTAAGTAAAGAAAGCCGTAGCCTCTGCGGTAAACACACGATAGGCTTCCATAGTCTTTTGAGTTTGAGCCAATGGGTTGTCCCTGACAAATTTGATATAGCCGAGAAAGTTCATACCCAAAAATTTGGCATCTTTTTCTAATACTAAAATTGCTGTAGTAAGTTTCATATCAACTCTCTTTTTGTTAACCGATAATGTATTATAGCACAGGCACCAATTTATGCCTATTTTTGGCTATTATTTTAAGCCGCCAAACGTTGTAGCGTTTTCGCAACGTTATCTTGCACTAATTGCTCAAATCCTGCCTGTGTCACAGGGTAGCCTAGCTCTTTCAAGTGCTTTTTAATATGGGGCTGAATAAAACCCTTAGAGCGGGCAATATCCAGCGGAGCCTCGCCCTTTTCTAAGCGAGCAAAGTATTCTTCAACTGTAAAGTTCTTTGTAAGGAATGTAAGAAAACTCGCTTTGCTACTTTTAGCATACTTGAAGCGGGCTACAAATTTGGTAGTACCGTCAACTGGGTTTGTGTAGTCAACATACTCAGTACCGTAAAAATTGCCCTTAATAAACTTAGTCATTTCTGCTCCTTTTTGCTGTCGATAACGTATTATAACACTATAGCCAATTTACGTCTATTTTTGGCTATTTTTGGCTATAGTGTAAGGTTTTGTAAGGTTAGCACTTACTAACTTCGCCTACATAATAGTCTTCGGGATCTCTATAGTCTGAAGCGGCTTCTGCACGGGCTCTAGCTTCTGTTTCATTGTCGTAGTACTCGACCCAGATGATGCGCTGTCCATAGCCCCTTTCACGCTCAACTAGGGTAACTTTCCATAGCCCTTGTGTAAGATTTACTTTTGCCATTTTGTAGTCCTTTCTCCTGGGTTGCTATTTACTGTACTTACAGTATAGCGCAGTTTGGATTAGATGTCTATTTAAAGGTAAATACTACATTATGCCAAGACTAAGCCTTTGGAAACCAGAAAAAACTAACGACTTCCACTTCATGGATAAACTTATCCGTGAACAATTTTTTGTTGGTGGTACTGGAGTTCTAGTACACAAATACTTACAGCCTGCAGATCAAGGTCCCAGTGATGACACAACCAAACCTCACTACTCTGCAGAAGATGTATTAAACGAAACTAAGATACAGGACTTATTGTTCCTGGAAAATCGTGATAGAATTTATGATCCCGACGTCTATGAACTTCGAGGAGTTTATAACGTAGGTGATCAAGATTTTGACCTAACTCAGTTTGGTTTATTCTTGAGTGCAGATACAATTTATGTTAGCTTCCATATCAATGATATGATAGAACGCATGGGACGTAAATTAATGGCCGGTGACGTCATAGAGCTACCACACGTTAGAGACGATTTATTATTAGATCAAACTAAGCCTGCTATCAATAAGTTTTATGTCATACAAGATGCTAGTCGCGCCGCAGAAGGTTTTAGTCAAACTTGGTATCCGCACATTTGGCGTATTAAAGCCAGCCCGATGACAGATGCTCAAGAGTACCGAGACATCTTACAACAAAAAGCCAATGTTGACAGTACTGACACTTTAAAAGAAGCCCTGAGCACTTATCAAACAGAATTGAAAATCAGTAATGCTATTATTGCTCAGGGAGAAAAACTTGCACCCACTGTTCTAGATGCAGACAGTAATGTATTAAATCCTATTGACAAAAACTATCAGGCAGGCGACAAGCAAGTTTACGATCACGGTGAACCAATACAAAATGGCCTAAGTTTCCCGCTAAATCCAAGACAGGGCGAGTTCTTCATGAGAGTAGATTATACGCCCACAGCATTGTTCGTTTATCGTGGCACACGCTGGCAACGAGTACAGACACAACAAGGACCTATCGATGTTAGAGATCGAGTATTGAATGGCGCACCTTTCATTAACAATACTGCAACCACTGTTATTGGCAATCAAGAAATGCCAGAACGTCAGGCACTTAGCCAAGTTATTAAACCTAAGACAGACTTATAATGCAATTTTTTTACGATCAACAAATACGCAGATACCTAACGCAGTTTATGCGCTTACTGGGAGAGTTCAGTGTTAAAACTGGCAAGGACAGGCATGGAGTAGAAGAATATATTCAAGTACCAGTTCGTTATGGTGACATCAACCGCATGGCGGCGCACATCATGAAGAATCAAAGTGAGAACATGATCAACACTGTACCTTTTATCAGTGTGTATGTAACAGACATGCAGATCAGTGCAGAACGACGTCATAATCCTACACACGTGAACAAAGTACAGGTCTTTGAAAAGAAGTTTGATAACGCCACTGGCGAGTATATAGACGGTGAAGTAGGCAACACATATACTATTGAACGCTATATGCCAGTGCCCTATGATCTAACTGTTCAGGTAGACATCTGGACCAGTAACACAGAACAAAAATTACAGTTAATGGAACAGTTATTGGTATTGTTTAATCCTAGTATTAACTTAAAGACCAATGACAATCCATTTGACTGGACTAACTTAACTTATACTGAGTTGGTGAACATTGTTTGGAGTGTGCGACAAGTACCTAATGGCACAGACGATATCATTGACGTTGCCGCGCTAAACTTTAATTTACCTATATTCTTGAATCCGCCTGCAAAGGTCAAACGTCAAACACTTATTCATACCATATTGAATGAGATCAAACGTATGAAAGACAACTCTCTTGACGAGTGGGTTCCCAACGATCCTATCCCAAATAAACAGTGGGTAGTTGTTACCTTTGAAGATTTAAAATTACAGGTACGCATCGAAGGCGACCGTGCTATATTGTTAAGTAGCAATGGCAGTTTAGTAGATGATGCAGGTAATCCTATGAGCTGGGCTAATAAATTAGAACCCTATGGTGAACTACGTCCTGGCATCAGTCATCTACGTCTACGTCGTGGAGAAGATCCCAGTGATTCCAGCCAGGATATTATTGCAGTCATTAATGACCTTGATGTTGAAAATCCTGCTGTAGCGCATATCAGCATGGACGAGGACAGTTTGCCTGCGGCAACTATACCCGCAGTTAGTGCAATTATTAATCCTGCAAAAAATAATCCTGGTACTGGTTTACCCGCAGCCGCACTGGGTCAACGTTATCTTGTTTTAAATGATGTACCAGAGAACAGTGCATGGGGTATAACTAATGCCAAGGAAAACGATATCATAGAATTTAATGGTAGTACTTGGGTAGTTAGTTTTAATAGCATAGCAACTCCTAGTGCCACGGTGTTAAATACGATGAGCGGTCTTATGTACGAATGGCGCTATGGTCAATGGATCAGTGCTTACGAAGGTGCATATAGAAACGGCTGGTGGAGAATTTATCTGTGAAAATGTTTAAAGGTGTTGGTGCAATTATTGTCAGTGAAACTACGGGTAGGGTCATGACTGTACTACGTAGTCCCAAAGAAAGTCATCCAAACACTTGGACATTTGCCGGTGGCAGGGTAGAACTAGAAGAGTCTAATATAGATGCGTTACGTAGAGAACTACAAGAAGAATTAAATTTAACAAAAATTAAAAAAATAACACCACTACACAAGTATCAAAGCAGAAGTAAGGATTTTGTCTATGAAACTTATCTTGTATTGGTTAATAAAGAATTTACTCCAGATCTTAACTGGGAAAATACAGGCTATGCTTGGACGGATATTGATAATTTGCCCAGTCCTTTACACCCGAAAACTAGGCAAATGATATCATCCAGCAGGCTCGTTGCAAAATTTAAGAATTTTTATCAATGGGTGGACAAACATAATGGCAGCAGAGATAATACATCTTCCGGACAGACGAACATATAATATAACACGTTCAGTAGATTTATATTTTTGTTGGGACGCAAGGCTCAACAATCCGTTACTTAATAGATTATTCAAAGAAGAAGTAAGTTATGTCGAGAGATGGTACTTACAGGTAACACATTTATTAAACGTAGAAGACGTAGAACATCCTATTATACAGACTTTACTCAGTAAACAAGATACAACATTAAATTTATTAGCTGAAGCAACAGACAAGGATTTGTGCGTACAGCGAAGACTAACAGATGTCAGTACAATTTTTAGCACAGACTATCAGATTAGAAAATTAACTAAATGGCAAAACAAGTGGACCAGTCTCATTAACTATCGTCAGAGACTTTAAACTCAGATGTTCCTAAATGTCCCAGTGCTCGTGTTACATTAACATCTAACCAAACTGGAATGTCAGTGCCCTTTACATTCCTAAAAAATTCTATATCTTCCCCAGTGTATTGTCCATTGTAAAAACCCAACTGGAACCAAGGCAAATCCAGTCTATCAAATACACTAGTCTTAATTAAACAAAATCCCAGTGCCATGGCATCGACTTGCACTAGATCTTCTTCAAGATCTGAGGTTCTAACCCAGGTGTCCCAGACATCTATACTGTACCACGCTGTTGTGATAAATGGTTCAACACGCTTGCTATATGCCGCGCCAACTATATCTTCATTGTGATCTAATAATGCAGTTACATGTTGTGGTTCAAATGTTATATCACTGTCTATAAACATAACATGACTTGCATCCCATTCTTTGGCGGCCATGACCAGCTCATGCCTTTGATTTGCAATAAGAGTGCCTGCACTGATGAATAACTTATTGTCTATACCTAGACGAGTAAGAACCTGGGCCAAATTAAAAAGGCAAAAGGCAGTGGCAGTATGCATTTGATCCCTGGCGGGAATACATATTGCCACACGCTTGGTAACGTTACTGGTTATGGAGTCTATTAAACTCATTACTTCTTTTTAATTTTTAATTTTGTTACTGGTGGTGGTTCCATGTCCGCAGGTGCTGGTGCACTGGCAGTTTCATCTGGAACAACTACTCCAATCTGAGTTTCTGCGGCAACGGTAGTTGCTTTGATTGCATTTGCCAACTTAACGCAGA